ACCTGTTAATCCTGTAGCTCCATCAAAACCTGTGGAACCTGTAGCTCCATCAAAACCTGTTGCACCAGAACCAGTTGCACCTGTTAATCCTGTAGCTCCATCGAAACCTGTAGAACCAGTTAATCCTGTTGATCCATCAAAACCCGTTGCTCCTGAACCTGTTGCACCTGTTAATCCTGTTGCTCCATCAAAACCCGTTGCTCCTAAACCTGTTGAACCTTGTAAACCTGTTGAACCTTGTAAACCTGTGGCCCCATCAAAACCTGTTGCACCAGAACCTGTTGCACCTGTTAATCCTGTAGCTCCGTTTAATTTTAATAAATCTACATAAGCAGATAAACTCCATACTTGTGTTTTAAACTCTGAATTTTCTTGAGAGTTTATTCCTACAAAGTAGTCATTATCAGTTAATGTTGATTTTAGTGGAAAATCTGTGAATTTCTTAGGCATATGTTTATTTATATATAATTTAATCTTTCTCCATCACTCGTTAACATTCTTTCATCATTTCCAGTTATTATTAATTTTTGATCATATAACGGAGAATAAATATTTATAGGGTCACTGGAGATTCTTGTTATTTCTGGTAAAATATTTATTTTTCCTTTTAAATAGGTTTTTGTTTTTCCTGTTGGAAAACTTATTTGTAAATCATAATTATATTCTCCTGTAGGAATATTTATAATTTGTTTTGGAATAGAGATAAGTCCCATCTCTGGAACTACTATTTTAATAGTATCAGAATATGTTGATAATTCCAAAAATACAGGAGAAGCTAAATTTTTACTAGGTCTAAATTGTAAAAATACATCACAATCCAATAAACTTACGGCGGAACTATTCTCCATTATAGTTATGGAACTAATACCTTTCCAAGTATCTCCGCATATTTGATCTGAAAAATTATAAATCATTCTTTATTTTACTTATTGTTTTTTGTTAACATTTGAAAAATAAAATGAATAATTGTATCATATATGTATATATTAGAATATACTTTTACAAAGTATTACAAAAATATAGGAACTTCTGGTTAACAAGATTAAAGTATCAATTAATAGACTTAAATATCGATATTTAATATATCCGGTTAAATACAAAAAATGCAAACTTTAACGTTTGCATTTTTTGTATTTTTTTTTATGAATTTATTTTTAACTGTTTTGAGTCTCTACAAATTCATAAAGTTCTTTTGCTCTTGATATAATATCTTCCGTCTTTGGGAAAAAACCATCTATTTGTTCTTGTGGAATAGACGATTCATTGCCCAAACGAATATTATTAACTGTTTCAATATATTTATTAAAACAATCAGCATGAGCTAATCTAAGAACTTCGAGTCTTATTTCATAACCATTCATATGTGTGTGCCTCCTTTCTAATAAAATTTTTGATGTTAAACACCAGAAGAACCAAACCCACCTTTACCTCGACTTGTTTCTTCTAATTCATCTACTAAATTAAAATCAAATGTATAGTATTTTTCAAAAATAATTTGAGCAATTCTATCACCAGCTTTAATTGTGAAAATTTGTTCTTTGTGGGTATTTAAAAGAATAACACCAATCTCTCCTCTGTAATCGGAGTCTATAACACCAGCTAATGTGTCTATGCCATTCTTATATGCAAGACCAGACCTTGGAGCGATTCTACCATAATAGTCAGAAGGTATTTCCATTATTACGCCTGTTTTAACCATGGTTCTTTCTTGTGGGTATACATAATAATCATACAAAGAATATAAATCATATCCAGCGGCGTGTTCGGTTCCTCTTGTTGGTACTTTTGAATTTTTGTCTATTAGCTTAATTTTCATTAAGTTTATATAATACTATATTTTTAATAATATATCAATAAAAAAATATATAAATATTATCAATAAATGAAATCAAAAGATCAAATACTATTAGAACAACAATATGAACAAGTTATTTTAAATGAACTTAACTGGAAACCATTAGTAGCAGCAGCATCAATGGCCTTGCCTGTTGGAGCTAAAGCAAATCAAGTAACAGCATCTGATATGGCATATTCTATTACTAGAGGTGGACCTTCTTCTGTTGGTTATGCTTCTAAGGATGTAAGGAACAAAGCTACTACTAACCAGAGTTCAGTTACATACGAAGATATGGTAAAATCCGGTGAAGCTTTTAATATGACATCAGAAGAATCATGGCAAGAAGTGGATAGAATTTTAGAAGATGTATATGCAAAAGCCGAAAAAAATCCCTCTTCTGGTGAAAAAAAGGCAATAGACAACCTCAAACAAATTGATACAAAATTAGACTCTACGGCAAATAACAATTTAAATGCAGAAGTCGTTCTTAAAGATATTTATAATAAAGTAGGAGAAGCTACAAAAAATATAAATAATACTGTCAATCAACAAACTCTTTTCAAGTATATTGTTAAAGAAATAAAAGACGAACAAAACTTTAAACAAGGAACAATAGGTTCCTTTTTACGAACATATATTGTTCAACACACTCCACCAAAATACAAGGAAGGAAAACTTAAAGGTAATGATTACTGGACTGTTGATAAAACTCTTAGAACAAATTAATTAACCCCTGAACCCTGATCGTGTTTTTCTAACATTACGAGTTAAGTATTGATCGATATTAGCTTTAGGTTCTTGAGTAGATTCCCCACCTCTTAATGCAGAATTAACTACGGATTTAATTTGGTTATAAAATTTTCCTTGTTTTCCTTTTTCTCCTATAAAATTTCTAACCTGACTTCCGATTGATGCAATCGTTTTTGGACTGTTTTTAATTACTGGAATCATTTTTAAAATTCCTTCAATAATAAACGGAAGAGCAAGCATAACAGCCATTAGAGTAATATTTCCTACGTCTGTATCAGGTACAGGAGCTTCTTCTATAACTTGTTTATTATTTACGGAACTATATGCTTCTTCTAATTTTATTAAATCTTTGCTTTTCATGTTATATAATATATTTACATTTTATTTATACAATGTACTCAAGATTCACACGTGGAATTATTAATGTATATATTTAAATCTATGCTTGACATGATTGACAACTTAATATTTGTCTAGAAAGTTCTTGTGCAGGGTTTGCACTGCGTTGGTAATATAATGATTTAATTCCCTGTTCCCAAGCAAAAATCATAAGTTCATTTACGTCTTTTGGTTTTGTATTTGGAGGAATCATAATATTTAAACTTTGACCTTGATCAATATATTTTTGACGTTGTGCCGCTTGAATAATAATTTCTTTCTGTGAAATTTCTCCAAAAGTTTTGAAAACGTCTTTTTCATTTTCGTTTAAAAATTCTAAATGTTGAACGCTTCCACCTTTAATTAAAACAGACTTCCATGTATCATCGTCATCTTTCCCCTTTTCCTTTAGTAGTTTTTTAAGATAAGGATTTTTATATGTAAATTTACCTTTTGCTAGGTCTTTTACAAAGTAATTGCTATTAAGAGGTTCTATGCTTGGTGATACTTGACCAAGAATAAAAGAACTAGAAGTTGTTGGAGCAACTGCAAGAGTTGTTGTATTTCTCCTATTCTCTTCGGAGTTTTTATATATTGGTGCTTTCCCAAATTTATCTGCCATTTCTTGTGTTGCTTTATCACACCTTTCTCTAATCTGACTCCAAATTCGAACATTAAATGTCTTTGCATGGAAGGATTCAAAACTAATCATATTAGACTGTAATAAAGAATGCCACCCCAAAACACCAACTCCTAATGCTCTTTGATTGATAGCGAAATTTCTAGGTGCTTCCATAAACTTCATTCCTTTGGTTTTATCAATAAATTCTGACATTACAGCATCTAAAAAATATACTAATGTTTCGACAGCATCTGTATCCACCATTTCTGACCATCTTTCCAAATTCAATGAGGAAAGATCACACACAAAAGATTCGTCTTCTGAATTTGAAAGCATAATCTCTGAACACAAATTGGAATTATTGATTTTGATTCCTTTATCTTTATAAATCTGTGGTGCTTGATTGTTAACATTGTCACTAAAAAAGATATAAGGATAACCAGATTCAAAACGCTTCTTAATAACAAGACCCCAAATTCTACGAGCTTCTTTATCACCATCTTTCATTTTGTTCATCCATTCATCAGAAACACAAACACCAATAGATAAATCTTGAATATCACTACCTTCGGATTTAATCTTTAAAAATTCTTCAATGTCTGGATGATCGATTGGAAGATAAGCTGCGAATGATCCTCTACGAACATTTCCTTGAGAAACAACATTCATAAGTTTATCAAACAATTCCATGAAATGTACAGAGCCTGTAGATTCTCCACCAGAAGAAATGGGTGTTCCTCTACCGCGAAGATGGCCAAAATATGCAGAAGTACCGCCACCATGCTTTGTCATTACAGCTGTTTCCGAAACTTTTTCCATAATTCCATCCATGGTATCTGGTACATAAGAACCAAAGCAAGAAATTGGAAGACCTCTCTTTCTTCCAAAATTTGACCAGATAGGACTAGACAAAGAGTAAAACCCTTTTGACATGTAATCCTCAAATTTATCAGCAAATCCTTTGATATTTAAATATTTTTCTGCTGCTTCTGCAATATCTCTAATTCTTTTTTCTGCTGTTTCTCCTTCTAACAAGTACCCTCGTTCTAAAAATTTTCTTGAGTCTTTGTTAAGCCATTCGTATTTGTTTGTCATATAAAATTAAAATAGTTCAGATTCATCAAAACACTGAGATTTTTTAGAATAACCAGTGTCTTTGGAATGGAAAAAGTCAGTCATGTTATTGCCCAATAATTCCTCCTGAAACCATATTGTAGAAGAAATAAGTTCTTTGTCAATCTCAAAAGCATTAGGAAACCCAATCATTTTCAATGATTCGTTGATTCTATTTTTAACAAATTCTTTAAGAATAACAGCACTAAGACCTTCTTCTTTAATTCCATTAACCATCCAGTCTATAATTTTTGCTTCTGCCTCGTATGCTTCCTTTGCTTCTTCTATAATTTTTTGAACAAATTCGTCATCGAATAGCTCTACATATTCGTTTCTAATGGTATTTATAATTTGAGCACCCACCATAGCATGGATATTTTCTTCGTTTCGAGTATATTTTACTTGTTGATCAGTGTCTTTTAAAACATTTTTAAATCTGGCAAACCAATTAATAACGTAAAATTGAGAAAACAATGATACATTCTCGACAAATAATGTAAAAAGAGTCAATGCATAAACATATTGTTTTTTAGAATCTTTGTAATAACGATGAGTATATTTTTTAAGATATTTTACTCTACCTTGAATCCAATCAAGTTTTAGATTTTGTTCGAAAATATCTTCCAATCCAAGAGTAGATATCAAACGTTCATATGCATTATTATGAATGACTTCGGTATTAGCCATTACATATCCCAAATCTTGTAGAGATGGATGTGGAAGATTTTCTCCAAGCTTAGACCAAAAGGTTTTTACGGCTATTTCAATCTGTCCAATCGCTGACAATGTACGTATAATTATTTCTCGTTCTTGGTCGGTTAAGCTTACTTTAAATTGCTGGACATCAGACTTAAATGAGAATTCCTTATCAGTCCAAAATCCATTGTGCATAGATTCAATAAACTTTTCAGTCCAAGGATACTTGTTTGGTTTGCGTGAAATTTGTTCTTCGAAGATCATAGACGTATAATTATCTCAAAAAAATCTTGTAAAGGCAAGATTATTCTTTCCAAACCTTATATCCACATTTTTCATCAAATTTTAAAGAAAATTTCATACATTTTGTATATAAAACATAAAAAAAATAAAAAGGAATCTTAGAAAAGAAATCTCCCAATAAATAAAAAAACCAAGCTAAAAATAAATTTAAAAAAAACATATTGACTGTTGCTTATAATTAGTGATATTATACTGTGATGTCTAGTTTAAAAATTAAAATTTTTCCTACTAAAAATGAATATTTTGAATATTTGGAAAAACCGTTCCCCTCTTCTAATATAAACCCAGAATGGTTAAAAAAAATTCCCACATATTACACGGATAAAAAACAAATAGATCAATTGAACATGCCTACATCTACAATAAAAAATTGTATGCCTGTGAGAGATATGATTGGTTGTGGATTTACAATTCCTCTTCCTTGTGATGTTTGGGTTGAAAAAATTAAGACAGAAGAAGGAAACGAGATAAACAATTTCAGATGGGCATTGGGAAATTTAAATCTTATAACTCCACATGTAATGCAGCAATCAAACGGGATTCCTGTTCCTGAAGGATTTTGTGAAGAAACTTATAGATTTAATAATTTTTGGATAATAGAAACTCCTAAAAATTGGTCATGTATATTTAAACATCCTTCATATTATGATGATCTTCCATTCAGAGTTCTTGATGGTCTTGTGGATACAGACAAATATCCATTATCTGTTAATTTTCCGTTTTTTATAAAGAAAGAATTCACTGGTCTTATTGAAAAAGGAACACCCATTGCTCAAGTTATTCCGTTTAAAAGGGAAAATTTCAATGTTCAATTTTACAAATACAATTCAAATTTTTTGTTCAAATGGTATAAAGCATCTTCAAATTTCTTTAATATCTATAAAAGACATTTTAGGACAAAGAAAAATTTTAAGATTTCAAAGTGTCCTTTTCATTAATAAGTTCACTTTTATAAATTTTTCTAGATATCTCTTTTAAAAATAAAGCTGCTTGTAAAGGAGATATATGGTTTATCAACCTTTTTTCTGCTATAAGTACTTTTGTTTCTGACCACTTAGGATATATAAAATGTATACATTCATGAAACATTGTTGGAATAATATCTTTTCTATAATCAAATTCTAAGAGATCGTCATAACACAACCCCATAACTCCTTTCATTTTTCTGATTGAAAAAAACTCAGGTTTTTTTGTGTTTACCAAATCTAAACAATTGTTGTATATTTTAGTAAGCTGTGTTTTCGTGAATTTCATTTTTTTGTTTTTTCCATATCCAAATTGGTTCAACAAATATTCCATCTTTTCCTGATTTACTATTAATTCTCTTTGCCATTCTATAGTTTATATTTTCGATCTTATTACTATTTTCAAGAGTTGAAATAAAATCATTCATGGGATCGCATATATTATTCACTGTATGATTACAATAAACATCACTTATATTTATTGCCATATGACCGTTTTGTTGTAAGATTTTCCAACAAGATTCTATTGTTGGAAATAAAAAATTATTCAACCACTTATCAAGTTTCTTGTATCTTTGCCAAGACTGTGTTTTATCTTTTGAATATCTTTCTATTATAAAATACGGAGGACTTGTAAAAATAAAATCAGGACTATAATCAAGTTTTGAAACCGCTTCCTCTGCTGGTTCCATTATCATTTCTATTTGTTTTTTATATCCAAATGTTTCTATTTGTTTTGAATAACCATCGAATAACTCTTTGTTTGGGTCTATTCCTACATATTCTTCAACATTTTCACACGCCATTGCTCCTGATAATCTATCCCCCCACCCCGCGCTAAAATCTAATACTTTTTTTGCATTAAAATATTGATATAAACATTTTGCAGAAGATGGTCGAAATTGACTTGCTATATATTTTCGCATCGCAATACATGTTCTTAGAGTATCTGATGTTACTTCTTTTACTTTTAAGGACCACAATCCGTTTAATAATGTAAAGAAGAATTTTTTATCATTCCATGTTCTGTAAGGAGATGGTGAATTTATAGAATCACATTTATATCTTAAATCTTGATGATAATAATTTGAAGATTTGTTTCCTGTATTACATGAATCGATATACTTTCTACCAATATCCCATTTATAATCATATCTAGAAAATATATCACTTTCCTTTATCAAGGGAAGACAATTTAGCTTATTTAGACTATCAAAATCTTCTCTTGAATCATCTATTTTTATATCTTTTTGAATATTTAAATTTCTGGTTTTAATCCAGATTTGTTCTTTTATTTCATCATCTGGTTTTGGAAACTTTGAAATTATATCTTTCCATTCTATTTTTGTGTAGATTGTGGTCGTCATTAAATTTAGTTATTGATTTTTTATATTAAAAATTATATTCTTTATAAATGACAAAATCAATAAAAAGTTTTGATGATTTCATTTTTTTAAACGAAAAATTTAAAAGTATTAGGTTTTTCGAAAAAGATCACAAATATAAAATAAATGGAACTTTATCAAAATATTCAGTAACTTCTCTTTTAAAAAAATATTCATTAGAATTTGAATCGGAGAAAATAGCAAAAAATGTAGCATTCAAACAAAATAAAAAAATAGAGGATGTTTTGAAAGAGTGGGATTTTAAAAAGAATTTTTCATGTTTAAAAGGCACTGAATTCCATAAATATATAGAAAATTTTTTAAATAGAAAATTTGTTTCTATTGATGAAAACGCATTTGAACTTTTTTTATTATCAGAAAAATGTAAAAATGTAGATCAAAAGAAAGAAGAATATATTCAAGTTTTCAAAAAAATGATAATCAACTTTTTGAATTTTTACAAATGGTATGATGAAAATTATTATTTTTTGAAGTCCGAATTTGTTGTTGGTGACGAAGAAAGCAATATTTGTGGAACAATAGACAATTTATCATTTCATAAAAAAGAAAAAACTCTGGCTATACTAGACTACAAAACAAATAAAAATATAAAAAACGAAGGATTCAAAGGACAAAAAATGCTTAATGATCTTTCACACTTACAAGACTGTGAATTAGTAAAATACTCATTACAACTCCACATCTATAAACACATATTGGAAAAACATACAGGATTTCAGGTAAATAATTTACATATTGTTTGGTTCCCTGAAGATAAGAATTATGAGATCATAACTCCACTTTGTTTAAACGAGGAAGCCAAAATGCTGATAAATAAAGAAATATTATTTAATGAAAATGTATCTTGACAGAGTAAATATTATTACAAACTAAAATTATGATAGATCCATTAACACAAAAATATTTAGAAATAGTCAATGAAGGCTGTGCTGATAAAGGCATTGTAAAAACAAATCTAAAAACAGGTTCTTCTGCTTTAGGTGATTTAAAGACTGCAAACGATCCAGAAGAAAATGTAACATTGAAAAAGCCAGTAAAAGGTGAACATAATTCAGATGATGATGATGGAGAATTAGAAAAATCTAAATCTTATAAAGATATGAAAGAAAACAAACAATTAAATCCGTTCGAAACTCTTTACAATAAGATATTATCAGAAGAAGATTCTTTTGGTTGGTCTATGGATAAAGACGAAGAAGAAGAAGAAGATGAAAACGAAGAGGCAACAGGAGAAGTTGATGATTTTGAATTATCAGACGAATCAGAATCCGATGAAATGGATGATGAAATGGATGATGAAAACAATTCTGACGAAGTATCATTTACTCTTGATAGGGAAACTGCTCAAAAGTTAATAGAAGTTCTTCAAACTGCTATTGGTGGCGAAGATGAAGATATGGGCGAAGATGAAGATATGGGCGAAGATGAAGATATGGGCGAAGATGAAAACGAAGATATTTTTTCATCCGAAGATGAGGAAGATGAGGAAGATGAGGAAACCTTAACAAAGGAAGAAGTTGATGCTGAAATCGTTGGTCATTCTTTAGTTGATCAAGAAAAGCTTTTAAAAGGAATGAACAATCCTAAAAACAATGAAGTTAAAGGATCACTTTCTGCAAAGAAAAAGAAAGCAAATGTTCCCCTTACAGGAAAAGGGTTCAAAGGGCAATTAAGTAAACATAAAGAATCAGCAGGAAAATCATTACAAGGTAAAAATAATAAAGTAAATGCAGTAAATGCAAAAAACAAGACACTTGTTGATAATAAGTAAAATTAAATAAAAAAATAAAAAAATAAAAAACTCCACCTGTTTAGGTGGAGTTTTTTTATAAGTAGATATATGAGTTTTAAACAATACATCGAGGAAAACAACCTTTTAAATTCTATAAAACCATTTAAAAAACATACACAAGCATTAAATAGAAATACAATTGATCGTAATCATCTAAATTTTGTTCCTAGATCAGATAATGTAAAAAGATCACAACCTATTATTAAAAGATTTGAAGTAAATAAAAATTTAAAATTTTTACCAATTCCTTCCGAAGAAATAGCATCTGAGTTAGCTAATATTTTTGGATTAACAATAACTGATGATAAAAAGAATTTTAGTATGTCTTTAAAAAGAACTGGTTTAAATTTAGTAAGATATAATAATAAATATTCTGTAATAAGAAAAAGAAAAAAATAAAATGGAATCTGTTAGATTTTTAAATAAGAAAGTAAATTTAAACGAAAGGAACAATTTTGACAATTGGAATCGTGAACAGATTCAAATGTATGGTCAAGATATTAAATTTTTTTCTAATTTAACAACACTTTCTTCTGTAGATTCTTTATATGGAGAAGATACTGTTAGTGGTTTTGGTGATGGTAAAAATCTAATAGTTTTACTAAATTTAAATAATGATAGTTATCTTTTATCTAAATTTGGTATTGTAGCCGACAGTGATTTGAATGGTGTAATTCACCCAAAAATGTATGAAGAAGTTTTTGGAGAGGGAAATGAACCAAAAGCTGGAGATGTAGTGGAACTAGAAGAATTTGGTTCTGATAGAATACATTTCCCAAAAAGAGGAGCAACTGTATATGAATTAACAGAAGTTATAGACGAGTTTCAAATAAACCCATTAGGAGGACACTATCTTTGGTTCTTCAAGGCTAGAAGGTACGAGTACAGCTATGAAACTGGAGGACCAGGTGCTGGACAAGGAAACACACAAAGAGACGATAATGATGCCTTAGAAGAAGCTTCTGAACAGAATTTTGACTATTTGCAGAACCCATGCGCTAATGATAGCATCTATGGTGATTATTAAATACTTTTAGAATTCAAATCCTCTCCAAATAATCTTCTTTGTATTTGATCTTCGACACTAGATATATACTTTTTTATTTTAACAGGACTTAATTTAATACTTTCAAATTTTTTCTTTCTCTGTTCCGCCTCTTCCGCAATCATATTGATAGCTTCATATAAAGCTATCCATCGTGCATAATACAAGGCTTTGTCAAAAGAACTTTGAGTATTATTTAAATTTATTTTATTTTTATTTTTTGTCTTCATCATCTTTTAAAAGTGAACTAATTTGTATAGTTTCATTCTGTTTAATAACAGAAAATTGCATTATTACAGAATTTAATTTTTTACAAGAAACACATGTAAATTCTAATTTTTCATTTTGATCTGGTATAAATGTTAATATGTTTTTATCTGAGCAATATGCACATTCTAAAATTGTTGATAGATTTTCTAATTTATCCAACTCTTTTTGCCTAGTTTTCTCTTTAAAAAAAGAAATTATAATTTTAACTATAACCGAATAAAGCACGTATAATATCAAAAAAGAAAAAAGGAAAACATATAAAAAATGTCCACCCGACAACACAGAAACAAGACCAAACAAAGAAGAAAATAGTATATTTGATACTAGAAACTTTAATATATTTTTCATATATTAAATATAGAAAAAATACATCTTAAAGTCAATAAAAATTTTAATTTATTTTTGAGTCATCCAATACTTTAGACCCCATCAATTTAATATGATCTAGTATTCTTTTTATATCTCTCAAATATTTTTTTAAATTAGCTTTTTGGTCTTTTGTTAATGTTTTATTGTTATTAATACAATAATTTATTTTTTGACCGATTTCATAAAAAACAGTATACCCACTTGTAAAGTCATCTATTATATTTTCTAATGGCCAAGGTATAGATCCTTTTATTGGTGGTTCTGGTAATCTTTCTCCACCAGGTCTGATATTTTGTTGATATGAATAGTTATAATCAGACTGATTTGATGTTACGAAATCTTTACGAGCAGGAGTTTCATATGCTGAATATGTTCTAATATTAGCAGAACCTCCTATCATTTCCTTAATGATTTCGTTTAATTTCATACGTTTCCTACTTTAACAAGTTGATTACATCTATGGCAAATCCATTTAATTTGACTGCCTTGTTGTTTACCATAAGCAGTTGCTCCGCAATAAAAACAACCAATTGGTTTATTGTTAACTTTATTATAATCTATTTTTTGTTGTTTGTTGTCCATTATATTAATTACTTACCTTCTGACGGTTTCCAATCATATTTTTGTTGATCATTTGTTTGCAATTCTTTAAATTTATGTGTAATATACTTACACAGTTCTGAACGAACAATATCATCTTCTGTTAATTCCATACAAAAAATACCATGTTCTTTTCCTTCCTCATTATCGAAAAGATCATATACTTTATTAAATCCAGATTTACCAACAGGTAAATCACTTTGTTCTGGATCTCCACATAGAAAAACTTTAGAAAATTCGCCTATACGACTCATTATGGTGTGAATTTCTCTTTTTGAAAAATTTTGAATTTCATCAGCGCATACAAATTTTGCAGAAAAATGTAAACCTCTTGCGAAATTAATAGGGCATATTGTAATTCTATTGTCTTTTTGCAGTCTATCGACTTGTGATTTATTTAGTAGTTCAGAAAACTTATCATGAAACGGTGTTAGATAAACATTAAACTTGTCCATAATATCACCTGGTAAGAATCCCAGTTTAGAATCAGAAGATTCTACAGCAGATCTAACTAACACTAAATCAGATATTCTTTTTTTATTTAAAAGTGTTAAACCACAATACATTGCTAATGTTGTTTTGGATGTACCTGCTGGACCTTTTAATAATAAAACTTTAGTTTTTTTATCTAAAAACGTAGATATTATTTGTTTTTGTTTATCTGTCCAAGGCAAATCTTTAATTTGTAATTCATAATTTATTTTTTCCTTTTGGAACACATAAGGAGAATTATCAATTGATGTTTCTTGTTCATGAACAGTTTCAAAAGAAACGTTCCCTGCTTTTTTAGTTTTTTTGGAACTCATTAAAAGTTTTCTAATATTTACATTATTTTCTTTTTTTACAATTTAAAAATTAAAATTTTAATTTACGATATGATTTAAATTGTGCTTTTGTTTAATTTTGGCATATCTAAAATGATTTTTTATGTTTTTATACAATTTAATACATTACGCCCAATCGGAGCAAGCAGCTGCGCGAGGACTTCCGGTTTTTGCTGTTGAACAACGATGTCTTTTTTTGAACGATTTGGCTCGTTTAGAATTTCCTCCACCAACTCTTACACCAGCTTGCCCCCAATGAATTCTTTTATAAGAACCATTAGGTTGCCTTGCACATTTAGTCCACTTCTTGCCCTTTCGATCACTAGATGCTTTCTTTGTTGGTCCTGTACATTTAGCAGCTTCCTCCAATAAAGAAGAAACCAAATTATCAAAATTTTCTGGTATCATATTAGTATTATTTACATTCAATTTTTATTTTTTTATAAATTGGTATTATTGAAAGATAAATATTTCTATAAAATATGGCTACAAAAATCATACAATCACCAAGAAGAATCCAATCACCCGGTGTTCAAATCACAGAAATCGATCTAACAAGAAGACCAACTTCTGGAAGACCATTAAGACCATCCGCTATGGTTGCTGGTTTTGCTAGTCAAGGACCAACTGATGAAATTATCAAAATAACAAGTATGGCTCAGTTTAATACTGTATTTGGTTTACCCGAAACAGCAGCTGAAAGATATTTATCACATACTGTTGAGCAATTGGCTTCTTCTGGATCTGATGTTCTTGTTACGAGGTTGCCTTATGGGAAAAATGCTGGAGAAGGAATTCAAAACTATTATAGTGCATTATTTTTTCCAATAATTCCTCATGGAAAAACTTATGGTGAGGCCGAAACATATTATATACTTCCACCAAAATCGGTTCTTTTAAGTGAAGATACATATGAAAATCAAATTAAAGACAGAAATATTGCATGGACAAATAATTTTCAGGTTTCAACTGTAGAAAACAAAACATTCAGTTTAACATGGGACGCTGCTAGTGCTATATTTTTGGATATTGTAAATGATTTAAGAGTTACAGATTCTTCCGTAGTAAACAGCTATTTTGGACCAACTGAGACTGTTTATTCTGGTCCAATACTATTAGAAAGTCAATTAAATTTATCTAGACCATTAACATCATTCAATATTCAGAGAGCATTTGAACAAAGAATAAACGAAACAGTTGATAATTTAGCATACCAAACAAATAACGAAACAGATCAATTAGATACACAATTATTTGGAGTTCCCACTGCATGGGCATCTGTAACTACAAATTTATCTCTCACAAGTTTTGCTGAACAACTTTCAGCAAACCGTGCATCTAGAAGTTTATTTGATATTCCTATTAAATATACTTTAAACTACTTAACAAACCTTTCTGATAATATTGATAAATTTACAATAAACAGTGTAGATGATATTAATAAATCAGGAATAATAGTTGTTAATAGTGATAAATTAAGAAATAATGATTTATTCGAAGGGTTCTATATTGGATTAACAGACAATTCTGATGACAGTCCTTATACAGATTTTAGCTCAGTTACTTCATTACAAGCAGTTAATTCTATTTCTGCTATTGATGGAATGCCTCTTTCTGATTCAACAAAGGCTATTCAAACATTCTTTACAGTACCAGAAGAAAGATTGAATTTTACTTTAACTGAATCTTATTCCAGTATTAATTTTCAAAGTGTTTCTGAAAAGATGGCTAGATGGCCCTCATATGATTTTTCACAGGATTCATTTAACGATTGTTTAAAGTTATTTGTCTTTAAAATTAACACTTCAACAAACTTACAAGATTCCATTACTTTAAATACACCGTCATCTGTTGAAGCTTATGTGGGATCTTTGTACTCACAAAGAAAACAAAATAACCCAAATGGTGGTAGACTTGTTAATTTCTTTATTGAAAATAGAGTAGAAAATAATTCAAATTCCAGAATTAAAATGGTGGTAAATCCAAATATTTCAGAATCTGGAACATGGACTGATGCTTTTGCAATGCCAACAAAGAGAGTAATAGTTTCTGATGCAGCAAAGTCTCTTTGGGCTACTGGTATATATACACCAACTACTGTAAATCAACAGAATAAAAGAATCGGAAATCTGATGTTAAAATTAGATAGAACATTCCAGATGTATGAATTAACTGAAAACGAAACAAAATATATTGATATTATTTGTGAAGGAGGACTCGGTACAATTAATGCTGGTGTTAAATATGAAGAAGCTATTACCGGAAACATTGATCAAGAAACTTTTGATGATACTAGACCAGTTGATATTTCTAACTTAAAAATAATTCCAAAAAATTATAGGGAATATCTACAAACACCAGATATTGTAAGAGATTCTTATGTGGATATTGTAAAAAGATTTAGATCTGTTGCTCAACAGAGAAAAAATCACGTATTTATATCAGATCCTTTAAGATATATTTTTGTTAAAGGAATTAATTCAAAGACATCAGACAGAAAAGCATTCAATTTTGTTGATGATATTTTTAGACCACTACAAAATTCATATGCAAATGTTGGAAGATCTACTTATATGTCCGTTTACGCGAACTGGATGAGAAGGTATGATGCTTCTTCTGATGAGTTCGCATGGGTTCCTTCTTCTGGATTTATTGGAAAAGTAATTCTTAATGCAAAGAAAAGAGCACCTTGGACCGCACCAGCAGGATTTAATTATGGAAGGCTTTCTGGTGTTGCTGATTTGGCTATAAATCCAAATCAAAGACAAAGAGATATTCTTTATAGGTCCGCATACAACCCAGTTGTAAACTTCCCAAGAGAAGGTATGGTTGTTTATGGTCAAAAAACATTTATCAATTATCAAACAGCATTTGATAGATTGAATGTAAGAAATCTATTTTTACATCTGGAAAAAGAAGCAACCAGAACATTGGATAGATTTGTATTCGAACCAAACACAATACCTACTAGAAATAGAGTTATCCTAAGATTAACACCTATTTTTGAAAGAGCTAAAACACGTCAAGGTGTCTATGATTATAGACTTGTTTGTGATGAAAGAAACAATACACCAGATGTAATTGATAGAAATGAATTAAGATTAGCTGTTTATATACAACCCGTAAGAACAGCAGAATTTATATTAGCCGACTTCATTGCAACAAGAACTGGAACAGATCTTGATGATCTTATAGGCTAATTTAATATAGAAAGGTAAATATAATTATATGTCAATATTAACACAACAAGGTATTAGAAACTTTCACGAAGTTGCTGGAAGAAAAGATTTTTTTAGACAGAATCTTTTCAGAATTATAAATTTCGGAGGTAACGTCTTAGATCAAGATGATTTAATCTATGTAGAATCAGCAACTCTTCCTAGTAAAACAATTAATAATATAACAGTTCCTTATATGGGATTACAATTCAATGTCCCTGGTACGGTGCAGTATCCAAACAGTAATGCTTGGTCTGTTAATATAAGAATGGATGCTGGCCTAGAGATAAGAGAAAAACTTGAAGGTTGGATGACAAAAATTTTTGATGATGCGGATAGCACCGGAGATTATAGCATTCCCGATGGAGATGATGGAACTACCACTCTTATTCTTTTAGATAAAAAAGGAAATACATTAAGAACATATGACTTGTTTGGTTGTTATTTAACTAATTTAGGCGAGTTTACTTTAAACATAGGAAGTGCTGGTGAAATAGTTACCGCTCCAGCCACTATTGCTTATCAATATTGGAGAGTAAGATAATCAATCAAAATTCGTATTGTTTGATAAATATATCATATGGCGGATGAATTATCTAGTCCTTATGAGAACTACTTAAAAACATTATCTGAATGGCCTACAGCTGTAGGCTCTTCAAATCAATGGTTTTTGTGGTTTGATATAGCTAGTGTTAATGCTCTTACGAATAAGTTAAACGAAACTCTTTACAAGTTTGAGGGTAATTTTGGATCAAACAATGGATGGTATGTAAATGAGGATACCGTATCCAAACTAACAGAACGAGAATATCAACTTAAAGAAAGAGTAGGTTGTGTTTTTGCAAAACAGGTAAGTTTGCCTCCTGAATCGTTTGAGGCTGGTAATGAGGGGTTAAGTTATGGTGGTTGGCTACCACCAGTAACATCTAACAATAGGACAAAATACAATAAGCTTAAAGTTACATTTCTTGAAACAAATGCTTCGTTTGTTGATTTTGTTATTAAACCTTGGTTGGTTTTAGCATCATATCATGGAATGATGTCTAGAAGGCAAGATAGTGATAAAAATATTAAATGTACTTTTTGCGATGTTCATTTCTTAGCAAGAACATCAGCAAAACAACCACAAGTATCTAGGAAAAGTTATAGATTTCAAAACATTGTTCCTGTTAGTATAGATGGAGAACAATATTCATATTTATCGGACGATATGAAGACCACATCAGTTGATTTTGTATATGATCAATACTATATAAGAGATACACGCTCTTATGAAAATTTAGAAAGAACATATTACAATTCCTGATAAAATGTCTTATTATATTCATACTCTTCAATTTCCTTTTACAAACACAATATTAAGTTTTAAAGAACTAACTTGTGAACAGTCTTATTCATTAATAAGAATAAATAACAATTTTCCAGCTTCTTCTGAAAATAGAGCAGATTATCATATTCAACTTGTTAATATATTAAAAGATTGTATAAAAGAAAAAGACAGTATATATAATCTCAATATTTTAGAGTTCTTAATGTTTTGTATAAGAATAAGGTCTTTATCCATATCAACTAATGTTGAATTAGAAGCGGGAAAAAAAGATGATAAGAATGTAAAAATAAATATAAATTTTTATGATTTAATGGCAAATGTTTTTGACTCAACAAATATAATAGAAAAATATAAAACTATAAATGTAGATGATATCGAAGTGTCATTAAGCTGGCCTTTATTAAAAGACGAAATATTTTTTCTAAATTCAATAGAAGATGACCAGTTTATAAAATTTGTTAATTCTATTCCTTTATTTGTTGATAAAATTATTATAAAAAATAAAATTTTTGATTTTAAAAATCTTGAGTTTGAACAAAAAAAAATATTAATTGATTCTTTACCTGTTTCTGTTCAGAACATTATACAAACAAATATATTATCTCTTTTGAAAGAATTATCAGAAATGACTTTATTTGGCTTAGAAGATTTTAATCAATATAGGCTAGAGTTTTATAATGCCACAATACAAGATATTATAAGATTTCTGTTTGCTGGTAATGAAGATTCAGAAATAGCAGAGGTTTGTTTTCTTAAAAAATTTAATTTTAATATAAATGAAATTTATAATATGACACCTCAACAAAAAAATAATTATATAAATTATCTTATACAGTCTACGAAAGAACAAGCCACTTGATTTTTAACCTTTTTTATTAATTAAAGTAATAAAATGAGCGATAATACAAATATTTCATTTAACGAACTACTTAACGAATTAACAACTCTAACTAATACATTTGTTATAGATGTAAAAATTCCTTCTTTAAATCAAACTGTGCAATTTAAAGAACTTAACACACGACAACAAAAAAAGCTATTAGAAACAGTAACCGATACATCGGTTTATAAAACTGAATTTTCAAAAGTTTTTTTAGATATTGTAAAAGAAAATTTAATAACCGAGAATATCAATGCAGACGATTTTACTATTTATGATAAAATTGCTATCGGTCTTTTTTTAAGATCAAAAATTTCAAAAAGCCTAAATGTTATTTTCAATGAATCTCCTGTACATACGGAAAATATAGATATATCCCCGATTATAGAAAAAATAAAAGCATACATTCATCCTGTATCTGAAAGTTTTAATATATTTAAAAATGATTCTGTTTTAAACGTTGAACTAACTGTACCTAGTATATCTTTGGACGCAAAGTACGAATCAGAAATTACAAAAACAACTAAAAAAATGGAAAATATCAAGAATATTAATGAAATGGGAACTGTTCTATCTGATGTTTTTATTGGTGAAGTTTCGAAATTTATTAGTAAAATTACATTTAATTCACAAGAAATTGATTTTAAAAATTTTACAATTAATCAAAGAATTAAATTTTGTGAAGTTTTAACTGCGGATTTAACTCAAAATATACTTGAAAAGATATCTGACTGGAAAAAAACATTAGATGATATTATAGAAGTTTCATCAACAGAGGGAAATTATAAGAAAATAATATCATTAGATAATTTATTATTTTTAATGTAATTCTTTTTAATTTTAATATTTTGCCATAAATAGTATTATGGCAACAGATGTATCGGGAATAGTTTCTGAAATTCAAAAAGTTTTTGGTGATAATTTAAAAAATCCATCAACTATTCTTAATTCGTTTTTTGAGTTTTTATCAAAAAACGATCCAGAAGTTTTATCTATTCAAAAAGAATTTAAAAGGAAATATTTAATACCATTATTAAAAGCTTGGGATAAATTAACCAAAGATGTTGATAAAAATGCACTTAAAGCATCAGAGGTTTTTAATAAACTTGACAAGTTCTTCTCTTCTTTTGAACAAGAAACAAAAAATATTGTAAATCAAAACAATAAAAAATTTAATAATACTATTGAAGATATTAAAAATGTTTATTTGAGTCAAAATAAATATGAAAATACTCAACAACCTTCAGTTCTTCAAGATAATAGTAATAAAAATAATTATGAAAATATTTTAAATACATCTGATTCACCAACAGAAGAAAAATTAATAGAGAAAAACCAACCAGAAACTATTATTTCTTTCAGCTTACCCACAATAAGTTTAATAGATAAGTGGATAAAGCAATTATCAAACGATAATGCAGAAAATTTAAAAAAATTAAACCTTGGACAAACAAAAAAAGGTAGTATTTTGGATAGTTTATTGGATTTAGCTACGTCTCTTCCTGTATTATTTGCAGCAATTGGTGGTGCATCCGCTCTTGCTGGGATGTTTTGGCCTGAAATTAAGAAATATATTGGTGAAAAGTTTGGTGATAAAGCAGAAGAAGTATTTGATCAGTTTCAAGGAACTGTAACTGGATTAACAAAATTTATATCTATTGGTGGTCTTCAAGTAACTGTTGGTAAAACATTCCAAACATTAGGTTCTTTGCTTGGTAAGGTTGCTGATGACTTTGCTAGTGGTGCTATAAAAATATTTGGTGGTATTTTTGATAATCTTTTAGGTGTAGGTGGGACTGCTGCTGCTGGTGCTGCTGATAATGTTGCGGGAGCAGCTATAGGAAAGGGACTAGGTTCTACATTACAAAAGGGAGGTTCTCTTTTATTTAGAGGATTATCGAAAACAGCATTGAGGGGAATTCCTTTAATTGGTTCTATTATTAGTTTCTCAGATGCTTGGGGCCGTTTTAAGGAAGGTGATTACGCACAGGGTATAATTGATATTGGTGCAGGACTAACGGCATTTGTGCCCGGTATTGGGACTGGTCTTTCTATAGGTCTAAGCGTCATGAATGCTATTATAGACTTTAAAAGTCCTGAAGAAAAAAAGGAGTTAATACAGAAAACATTTAATATTGCTGGAATGTTAACAAAGGGAGTTGGTGTTTATGCAAAATTAATGGGTGGACCAGTTTTGAAAAGAATTCCACTTATAGGATCTTTATTTAATTTCGCAAGTGCAAAAGAAAAATTTGATCAAAATAATATATTAGGAGGAACATTAGATCTTGCTTCTGGTATTGCTGCTTTTGTACCCGGTGTAGGATTGCCTGTCTCTATAGGATTAGATATTCTAAGTTCAATTATAGGAACACAAGAAGCAAAAGAAAGTGGTGTTCAACAAACCGGATTTGATTTTGCTAAAATGGCACTTAAAGCTACGAAATTTGTTACAAAATTAGGTAAACCTTTTTTTAAAAGAATTCCTTTTCTTGGAAGTTTATTAAGTTTTGCGGATGCATGGGACAATTTTCAAAACGACAATATATTAGCTGGTTCTCTGGATCTTGTTTCTGGTGTTGCTAATTTGTTTCCAGGTATAGGAACAGCACTTTCTTTAGGTGTTGATGTTTTAAATTCACTCATGTCACAAAAAACAGAATCTGGAAAAACAAGATTTCAGGCTGTTGGTGATTGGTTTTCTGGAGTTTGGGAATGGGTTAAAGAAACACCTGTTATGAAAGCCTTCTTTGATCTGTATGACGGCATAGAAGCTGTATTCATGGGTGATATGCCTAGAGCATTTAAGACGTTATCAAACATTCCATTAATTGGTGGAATGTTTGAATCAATAGGAAAAGCATTAAGCTTGGATACAAAAAGTTCTGCTACAATAAATTCATCTAAACCATTTAAAACAAATAATACACAAAAAATAATAGATAATTTACCAACAAAATACAACAAAGAAGAAGAAGATAAATTAATAGAACAAGACAAAGTACTTATTTCTAAAAGAAAAAAAATAGAAGACGATAAGACAAAAACTGAACAACAACCAGTTAAAGATAGATCAGAAGCAGATGATAAAAACAAAAAAATACAAGAACTCAATAACAATTTGGAAACACTTGTTAAAGAAAGACATGATTTACAAATTCAGATTCTTAGACAAAAAGAGTTAAAAGAAGGTAAAAAATTCGAAAATAAAAATTCAAAAGAGGATAAATTATTAGAAAATAATCAGTCAGTAAGTGATAATAATATATCAGAAGAAGATAATTTAAAATCAAAACTACAAAATAAGGTAAGTGAGCTTACGAAGATCCAAAAAGAAAAATCCAGAGATCCAAAAAGATTGGAAAAAATAACTTCATTAAGAAAAGAGATAGAGGAATTAACAAATTCTGTTCATGCAAATGATTTTGATGAAACTAATATGTTTAATTTACCAATAAAACAAAAAAACTTTTCCTATCAACCGAGTTATGGTCCTAACTTTGCTTCTGGTAAGTATGTTTTTCTTCCTAAAGATGAAAGAATAACATCTTTTAATGATAAAGGACCGATAAATGATACATTCAAACAACTTAATAAAAATATAGAAAAATTAACAGAAAAAATGTTAGGTGTTACAAATGAAATTTCTGTATTAGCACTAAAACAGCAAAACATGAATAATAACCAATCACCAACTATTGTAAATAACAACAATACAACCCAGTCAACAAATAAATTGGATATGTTTTCTACTAGAGATCAAAATATGATGGCGAGATATGATTATATTAGAAACAATTCGTATAACAGAACATCATATACATGAGCAAAATAAATTTAAAAGATGTAGCTTATTTAAAAGACAGTGAACTCTTCAGTGTTGATGAAGACAACCTTGAAACATCTGGGGTTAGAGATATAATTTCAGTATCAGCATTATTGAAAAGAACCAAACTTCTTCCTAAGAGAGCAATAGATATTGTAAACGATTTTGATTGGAAAAATAGAGGAATGGACACATCGGAAGTTCCTACTATCACTTTAGAAGAAAAAACTTTGTCTATGTCTGGAATTGCTAAAACTCTTGCAAATATATATGACACAGCAAAGGGGATAGTAGAATCTGGAGACTTCAAAGCCGCATTATCTGATCCATATGGTGTAATGTATCAGGTCGAAAATCAAGGCAGGGGATCAAACTTTGTATATCATTTTCCTTGGTTGTTGGGTTCTGGTGGAATTATGCGGGGTATTAAAAACACTTGGAATGATATGTCTGGAAATAGTGCATCAAGTTCTTCTAATAGCGGAGAACCTAGTAGTGCTGAAAAAATTGCTGGATTTGTCGCTGGAATGGCTGGTGGAGCGGCTTCGCCTGGTTGGGGGATGGAACCAATATACACATTCTCAAAAACCGAACAATACTCTGTAACAATAAAATTCCCTTTATACAATACAGTTGATGTTGCTTCTACTAGAAGAAATTTTGATTTTGTAAATTTAATAACATTTCAAAATTTAAAAAATAGAACATCTATGGTTACATATGTTCCTCCTTCTGTTTATACTGTGTCTTGTAATGCTATTGGTGGTTTATATATGCCTATTGCTGTTGTTGAAGATCTTAAAATAGAAAGTATAGGAACTGTTAGAAAAACAGATGAAATAATTACTGGTCAAAATTTACTAATACCTGAAGCATATTCTGTATCAATAACACTCAGGGAATTAATATCACAATCAACAAATATTTTTGAGGGTGCTATGGGAGGAAATAAAGTTGAAGTTTTTTCTGATAGAAGTGTGTCTAGTTTAAGAGAAGCTTCAAACCAACCAACAAAAATAAATTAAAATTATCAAAAAATATTATGAAAAAAACAGATATATTAGAAATATCAGATAGTTCATTTAAATTTGAAAATTTTTTCAATGTGTATGAAACTGATAAAGGATATAGATTTTTTAATTTATTAAAGAATATATCCATATTCCCATCAAATAACAGCGAAATAGAAGAAGAGTATATAGCAGACGGGACAGATACGTGGTATTCTATTTCTCATAAAATATATGGAACTTTAAATCTTTGGTGGTTAGTTTGTTTATATAACGGAACAATAAATCCATTTACACCATTAAAATCAAAAACTGTATTGAAAGTACTAAAAGGTGAATATGTGGGTCTGGTTTTAACAGAAATAAAAAAGCAAATATTATAATATGCCTAAAAAAATTATAGCTCCTGTCGATATTACCAATCAAGAAATGATTGTTGATGGTGATTTTTTTAAAGGAAATGAAAATCTTTTAAGAGGAAATGCCACATTAAAATGGACAAAAGAGATGGAGGAGGACTTGAAGCTTTGCAGAAAAAGTATTTTGCATTTTGCTGAAAGTCATTTTTATATTGTTACTCTAGATGAAGGAAAAAGAAAAATAGAATTATATAAATTTCAAAAAAAATTATTAAAATCATTTAAGGCGAATAGGTTTAATATAGTTTGTGCAAGTAGACAAGTAGGAAAAAGTACTTGTATAACAATGTATGCACTTTGGTTGGTTTGTTTTTTTGATGATAAAAGAATAACAATCGTAGCAAATAAGGCTGACACAGCAGAGGAAATATTTGGACGAATAAGAATGGCATTTGAAGAACTTCCATTATATTTAAAACCATCGGTTAAATCTTGGAGAAAAAATGGTTTTAATTTATCTAATGGATCGGCAATACAAGTTAGCACAACGTCATCAGCTGGTCCACGTGGTTCTACAAGCAATCTTTTATTAATAGACGAAATGGCACACTGCCCAAATGAAGTTATGAAAGAACTTTGGAAGTCTGCTATTCCTATTATTTCGTCTTCTAAAAATTCACAAATAATAGTTATTAGTACCCCTAACGGTACGGATAATAAATTTTACGATCTATATAAAGAAGCACAAAAACCAAAAAGTGAATGGAATTTAGAAATGGTTCATTGGCAGGACGTTCCTAATAGAGACGAAGCTTGGAAAATATCTACAATAGAACAACTTGGATCAGAAGCTGATTTTGAACAAGAATTCGGTAATCAGTTTTTTACAAAAGGAAAAACGATTGTAGATCCAAAGCTACTAGAAGACTTGAAATTAAAATGCAAAGAACCTGTTTTGGTTTTAGATGAGGGTTCTTATAAAATTTTTGATTTTCCAAAAGAGAATGATTTTTTTGTAGTAGGTGTGGATGTTGGAGAAGGAATTGGTAGATCAAATACTGTTGTTCAAATATTGAATGTATCTGATTTAACATCTATAAAACAAGCAGCAATTTATGTTAATAATCAAATAAGTCCATACCATTTCGGAACAAGATTGATGGGTATACTCGATGATTGGGGTAGACCACCCATTTTAATTGAAAATAATAATAGCGGTCAACAAGTATTAGATGTTTTAGGAAAAATTCATAATTATGAAAATATAGTTTCATATTATAGTGAAGGAATGAGTAAACAGTATAAAAACGAAAATAGGTTAGGTATTCATAACCACACAAACACAAAATATAGAGGCACTTCTAATTTTAGATATTGGGTTAATTCTTTAAATGCAATATCTTTTTATGACTTAGACACATTACTCGAAATAAATAATTTTATTCAGCATCCTAATTATACATACAGTAAAAGAACGAATGATGATTTTGATGATAGAGTATTTGCATTAATTTGGGCTATGTTTATTTTAGAACCATCAGTTGTTGAGAAGTATTTTTATGTTAATAATTTAGATGAACAAGGAAGACCATTATTAATCAAACCGTTCGTAAATAATTCAGATTTATTAAAGAAAAGTTCTCTTTTTTCTGGTAAAGGAAGTGTTTATAGAAAGACAGAGAATAATCATAGACCTATGAATTATATAGGAATGGATGAAGATGAGGCAATAGATCCTAATGAGTCATTGGATCTTGTATTTTGGCTTAATAATTTGTGGGAAAGGGATTCAAGTATAAATAATACAGGAGAAACTAAAAATAAGGATTCTGAAGAATCACAAAATCCTATATTCCTTTTTTAATAATGAATCAATCTATTTTAAATAAATCAAGAAACGATAAATTTGCTCTTTTGTTTGGATTACCTATTGGCATAAAACAAAAGATTGACCCTGTTTTAATGAGCGATTTTAATGATAGTAAGGTTGAATTAAGTATATTTGGATTATCTGTCCCTGATATAACAATTCCACCTATATCACTAGGATTTAGTGGTCAAACATACAAAACAAGTTCGTTTTCAAGACCAGATTTTAATCCATTAGAAGTAAAATTTTTCATAGATAATGGATATCATAATTATTATATTTTATGGAAATGGTTAAATGAATTTAATGACTCAAAATATTCAACAAGTGATATAGTTACTACACAAGAAATACCACATATTGGTGATTCCGATATGGAAAAGCCATTTTCAGACTATGTAACTAATTTAAATTTAATTATAATGGATGAATATAACAATAAATTAATGAAAATAATTTATGAAGATGCATTTATAACAAATTTAGGAGGAATAAGTTATTCACATCAAGATGGGGCAGAAATAATTGGTACAGTGTCTTTTGCATATAATCAACTTCATGTTGAAATGCAACATAATGTAAATGATTGTAAAGTAAATTGTCATGACAAAATATGATAAAATTAATGGTGAATTGGTTACTTTAAGAAACCAATTATACCAAATAAGAATAACAATGTATAATAACATGGATAAGCCTGTTTATATACCATATAAAGTTGTTATGGGACTAACGATAGAAGAAACCATTATTAATTGGTGGACCAAAGGATGGATTATTCTTCAAAATGATTTTGAAGTTTTGGAAAAAGGAGCTAATTCCGATCTTTTCACAGCATCAAAAGATAGTTCTGAACCAGAAAAATATGTTTATAAATTTAGACATGATGGTAGAAATAAAATAAACATAAGAATATCTACAATATCTGATGATATTGTAGATGAAAAACTTTGGACAATGGATTATGATTTCATCATATATGATGTTGAAGACATGGAATCAATAAATTCTTTTAAAAAGGCAAAAAAACTTTATTTTATTGATGAAAGATATCAAATTTTTTCTGAAAGAAATATTCCTTGGTCAACATCTACACATGGAGATGCAGCAAAATCAGGAACTCCTGTGTGGTCATTACCAGATAGTCAAAGAAAAATGGATCCTTGTGATGCAATAAAATCAATAATAAACACAGCATCGTGTAATTCGTTTGTAACTTCTATAACACAAGGCGAAATAAAGGTCGGTTATGATTATGAGCAAGGATCTATAGACAAACCAGATATTCCTTTAAATAATATAAATAATGAATTGTGGAATAAAGGATATATCTCTCCTGATTATAACGTTTTTTACACATCTCCATCTAATTCAACAGTGATTGATGACTTGGATTTTATGTTAAACCATGCTGTTGGTGACAAAAAAGATCCTGTTTTTTTAAGGCTTGGTAGATATGATAAAAAATGGGAATTGTTATCATTAAAAGATTATTTTTTTGAAGCCAAGCAACTGGAACAATTACTATTAGATGATGGAATAGTACCAACATCAAAAGCATACGTAGGAAGAGCATCGTTGCAAAAAGATAATAAAAAAATAATAAACTTTACTTCTCCTAGAGCTTCTTTAATAAAAAACTATAAATTTTCGCAAATGGCTCCAGTTGATGACCTTAGATTTACAAACAGACCAATACATATGTTTGATTTTTCTACAGGAACATACAATATTCATGCTAAAGATAATAAAATTGAAAGTTTTTATGAAAATTTTAAAGAAATATGTACTTCTGGTGGTCTTTATTCGTTTTCTTCTACGAGAGGAGATGGTCAGGTTTGGATGAATATAAATAAAACCAAAAAAGAAGGAATTTCTATAGAAAATTCATTTTTAACCCAAGGTCCAACTATATTAAATTCTGTTAGGATGGCTAAAGATATGTTGTTTTTAAATCAAAGTTTATATTTTCAGAATGAAGGTTTAACTATCCGAACACCGGGTAATTTTATATTCGTAGACAAAATTGATGCGAGTGATAAAAATTTATTTAATGATAAATTTTTAGGTCAATGGTTTATAACAAAAGTAATTCATTATTTTGATCAAAATATGTATGTTACAGATGTTTATTCTAATAAATTTGATTCATCACACAAACATTGGGATGTTATTGATAAAAAGTATTAAGTATTATTAATATGAATTCTGATTTTTTAAAAAAAAGACTAGAAGAAACAAGACAAAGACAACTTCAATCATCAAATAAACATCTTTCTATGCCATCCATTGGTCAAATGGCAAGGGGTATAGGAAGAAGTGTTATTAATAATGCTGTTAGTGTTGCACAAGGAAATGATCTTAGACTAACACCTGAAGAAGCAAATAGAAGATTATCTATTTGTAAGGGATGTCAGTTTTTTGAGTCTTTATCACAAAGATGTTCAAGGTGTGGATGTTTTCTTTCTATGAAGACTTATTTAAAAGCTGAAAAATGTCCTGTTGGTAAGTGGTAAAATCATTTTTATTAATAAATAGTAATATGGCAGTAGAAGAAACACTAAGAGAACGAATAGCACGAATAAATGGGAAAGAACCTGTTCCATTTCCAAAAGGTTACACATCTCCAGCAAATGCTAATGTTTCTGGTGAAAATTATATTAACAATGCTATAGATAAACAAAATAATCAAAATTTTACGGTAAATCCCGCGATTAATCCTAACAGTGCTGTTGATTTTTTTTATAACAATCAAGCTCCTGATCCTTCTAAAATGGATCTTACAGTAGAAGCATCAAAAACTAAATCAGGTCTTGGTTCTGCTGAAACAAATAAAAAGATACCTAAAAACTCTCTTTCTCCACAAAAGGTAGACGCAATAGCGAATAAAAAATCAGATGCTACAAAAGAAAAACAAATTGGTGGTAGTTCTAGTAATGTTTCTATAAACATTGTTGATGTAGGAAAAGCAGCAAGACTAAACTTAGACGATCTTCTTGCTCTTTCAACATATGTCTCTGGTCCAACCAATTTAAATTTACTAGCTGCATGGGTTTACCTTTTATATAACGGCTCAGGTGCTGTTAATAAAACAGTTAGTATGGAAAACAATCCAAATAAAAATGATCAACCTATTACAATCTCTGGAAATATGTTGATGTATATGTGGACTAAAGGAAATTCTATTGTAAAGGGATATTTTCACAAAGGAATTACAAAAATTTTTAAAAAAACTCCAGCATTTAAAGATAAATTTTTTGAGGATATTGGTGAAGCTGGTACAACATTACTATCAAATAGTGAAAGATTACCAAGCAATCCTATGTCTGGATCATCAAAGCATACACCATCATTGGTTGAAAGAATGTTGAATAAAATTCATCCTAAATTTTCACAAGAATTGGAAAAATATGTAAATGTCTTAAAAGGGAAGGTGTATTTGGCATTACCAGCAGGGTTTTTAGGATCAATTCAATATGCTATTAATTATATAAATGGAATTACAGTAGCTATTGCACAACAAATAAATCAAATTTATCAAGGTGCATTAAAAGCAATAAGAGGATTTGTTGCAGCAATTGATTCTATTATGGGAATGATAATGCAAACTATCCTATCATTAGTAGATAAAATTATTCCTCTTGAAATAATTTGTTTAATTTTAGATGTTATATCTTTGTTTGCTGGTGATTTAACATTTATAACAAATTTCTTTTCTCATTCTGCAAAAATATCTGATGTTTTAAAAGCATTTAATATAGGTGATCCTAGTATTGCAAATTTTTTGAGTGATCCTGTAAACTCATTAAAAGATTTTCTTCCTGATGATATTAAAAATATAGTTAGCATAGCAGATAGCGTTGCAAATGACCCTATGGGGTATTTAGGAGACGTGTTAAGTGATTATGGTTATTCTTATATGGCGAGATACTTAGAAGGAGATATTATGGGTGGGGTTCTTGATCAATTTGGATCCCAAACACCTATTTTATATCCTATTTCTGGCATTATGAAAAAATATGGATTCTCTGGAAAAATTCAATTAACAGATCCAAACGAACCTTCTCCAAATGTGGTTTTACCAGCATTTATCACAGAATTAAGAAAAGATGTTAAAAAGACATTTGATGGATTGGGAAGATCAACAGAAAAATTACAAAATACAATAGACCAGAAAGTTTATGATATAGGACAAGGTACTTCTGATACATTTGGTCTTGGAAATATAAGCGAAAGATCAAATAGTATTATTGGAACAACAAACACATCAGGTTAATTTATTATGAGTTATGTAAAAGATCCAATTTATGGAAATCATTTAGGAATCGTAGTAAACGATGCAAGTTTTGATCCTGAACAAAGAGGAAGAGTTCAGGTATGGATTCCTTATTTATCAAATACTTTACATTCTAATTGGAATGAAAAGATGGATGATAAAAAATTTAAACATATTCATGAATCAGGTGCATTGACTCCTGAATTAGTTGAAGAATTGAAAAATGTTTTACCTTGGGCTGAATGTGCTGGACCAATTATGGGCGGTGGAACATCTGCAACATATAATCCATCAACAGGGATAACAGATACAAATCCACACAGGACGTTTCAATATAATGATGTCGATTTTTCTGGTAAATTGTCCGAAGACGAAATACAAAAACTTGCTGACAAGTCTGTTGGTTTGGATAATTTAAATTGGGCTAGTCCTAAAATATATAATGATGCAACAGGTGCTAATAATGGTAGACCATTAAATCCAGATGTTAAAAAAAGATTATTAGCATTTGATACATTGGTTAGGGAAAGAACCAATAATAGAGTTACTCCAACATATACAAGTTCTACCGGAGGATCTCATTCCCCTAAAAGTCTACATTATTCTGGACAGGCTATAGATGTTAGGTTTCCTGAAAATGATGATGACATGAAAATAATGTTGGATACTGCTGCTGAGTTAGGTGGAAATGAATTAATTATTCATGGTCCATTGTCAACAAGCCCAAAAGGACATTTTCATATGGGATTTGGTAAAAAAACTCCTTTTATAAATAATGAATGGGGTAACAGTAGATTTTCTTTTTTTAATGATTTTAGAAAAAATTTTTCTAGTGGAAACTACAACGGTAATCAAATTACACAAACAGCTGCTGATACAGCAGAAGTTGCTGGAACAACGGTAAATGCAGCAAAAACGGCAAAAGAAGCAGACTTTACACCACAGGACATTTCTTCCTCGGCAGGAATTAGTCAAAATTTAGTAAATGCTATTAAAGTATGGGAAGCAGGACCAGATGGACGTTTTTTTAGACCTACTGCTAGACCAGATATTGGATTAACAACAGTAGGTTATGGTACAGAAGCTCCTTTAGGAACTGTTGTAAATGAACAACAAGCTGAACAATTGTTGATAGAAGATTTAAAAAACAGATCCGAAATAGTTAACAATAAATTAAACGAAAGAGGTATCAATCTAACTCAATCTCAAAAAGAAGCATTGATATCATATACTTTCAATAGAGGACCAGGCGTTGAGGGTGTGGAAAAGAGTAAAGAGCGAGGTTTAGTTGAATTATTAAATAATTCAGGAAATACTTGGGATACTATTGGACCTAATATGGTGAAATATTGGGGTAAAGCTGAATCAGCTAAAGATGGATTAATAAATAGAAGAAATTGGGAATTAGAATACGCAAATACAAACGGTGCTAAAGGAGGAGCATTTAATTCTAATGGATCAGATTCTTCTGTTATGGTTAATCCAATACCAAATTTTAACCCATCAGTAATTCCTGCTGGTGTTGCTGGAGCGCAACCATCTGGATTTATTTCTACACCAAAAATAGGTGCAAAGGTTTTTGTTTTCTTTTTGGCTGGTGATATTCAAAAACCAATTTATTTTGCTGGTTTATTGGAAAAAGAATCATATCAAAAAGCTCAATCTGTATCTAGTCCAGAAGTTCAAGTAACAAATGAAAATACACATAGAATAAATGAGGTACATGGTTCCATTAATTCAACAAACATGTTTGGAAACATTAATGGAGTTCCTGTGGAAGAACAACAGGTGTCACTTGGTAAACAAGGATCATTATATCAGTTAGGATCTTATGTTCATGAGATAGCTGCTGCTGGTAAAACAACTACTTGTTACGGAGATAATCATAACCAATCTCTTGGTCATGAAATCAGAAATGTAAAAATGACCTATCAATTATCATCGGAAGATCTTAATTTTAGTGCAGGTTTTAATGGAACAGAAAAAGAAATAAATGAAAAATTAAAAGCACAAGAAGATATTCATAAGATTTCTAAAGAAATTCAAGAAGAAAAAATAAAAGATATTGAAAGTAATGCAAAAAACGGAGAAAAGGTTCCATGTCCACTATGTTCTACTTCACATGCAGTTGATAGAGCTAGTAGTTTTGCTAAAAAAGTAGCAACTTTTTTAAATAGAGTAATAAAACTTCCTTATTTTTCTTATGTAGTTGATGTTTTACAATTTTTAACAACAGTTTTAGTAGTTCCGTTTTGTTCCATCGTACCCGGTAGTGCATTGGGTAAATGTGGAAATGAAGAATGTGAAAATGGGATGATTCCTTCTCCACAAAAACCAATAGAAGACGCAAATAAAAAAGCAGCAGAAAAATTAGTTTCAAAACAAAAAGAAATAGGTGAATTAGAAAAAAAATTAGGAAGTGGTGGATGTTATTCTGTTGCGGCATTGAAAGATGTTGTAATTTCTGCTGGTGGTCCTATGAATGATGCAAAATGTTATGCTAAAACAACAAATCAATCCATCCCAATTAGTTTACAAACAAGGGATGGGAGTAAAGAGGCAATGAGACATGAATCTGCAAAAAATTTAAAAAATGTTCCATACGTTGCACCTGTTGAATATCCTGGTGGAAATATATTACTCAAGGGTGGTAATTCTGTAAAAATAATCGCAGGAGCACCCGGTATTGAATTGAATACAATAGGAAAAATATCATTAAATTGTGGTTCTATAGAAATTTTATCATCGGATGGGCAATTGTTGCTTGGATCAAAAAACCACACAACATTAAGTGGTAAGGTTGTAACAATATCAGCTAATGATAAAACAAAAGAAGGTGGTGTTAATATAGATGCCCCTAAAATGATATGTAAAGGATTTTCTGCAACCGGAGATATCGGTATAAAAGGAGGAGCTAGAATTGATGGTGAATTATCAATACCATACTTAAATACCGTTTCCCAAAGAATGCAGTGTGATGATGGTATGTCACCAGATCAAAGAATTCCTTTTGCAAATTGGGCCATAGGTGCAGCACAATCAAATGACACGGCAAACACAATAAGACTTGCTTTGACACATTATTCCATGACTGGTTCGTTATTATTACTTTCAAACATTATAAAAAATGTAATGGAAAACTATAATACAATCCTTACAAATTGCATACTTGAACCATCAATAACGGGTATATATTATGGTTTTTGTTTAAATTCAGCAGGACCTGGTTCTTCTTGGGGATATATTCAAAACTTTGCACACAATCATATGGAAGATCCTAAACCACACCATCATGATTATATTATGCCCAAAGGTACATATTACGATGATATTGCTGGAGTAAATGATTCTGCTGTTGAACCAAACGAGGTCCCTACAAGAGCAAGAAAACACGGATTAGGACCAGAAGGTGGACCAAAATCATTAGCTGGTTGTGGTGGTTTTGGTGGATGGGGTGGTTCTTCTGGTGGAAGAAAGGCTAAATTAAATTCCTTTGGAATAGATAACAATTTAACAAACTTTAACGGTACTGTTATTAATAAAAATAACACTAAGGTAGTATATGAAAAGGATGGTAATGTTAATTTGACAGTTGAAGAAAATCCTTGTGATTAGTCTATTATCTTTGGCCAAAAGGGACCAGTAAGAGCATCAACTAAATCCATATCGTTTGATGATCTCATGTCCTTAACATTTTTAATCTGTATTTTTAAATCAAGTTTATTTGCAACAATGTTTCTTGAATCGAAATAATATTTAAAATATTTCATTTCTTTTTTCACACTTTCAACTTTTACTACAAACAATGGAATTTCTCTTCCATATTTTATTCTTTCTAGATCACCTGTGCTATATGATATTAATTCTACATTCCAACCTTTGTTCAAATAATTATCTTTTATAAATTCAGAAAAATCTTCAGCGGATTTATTTAATTTTTCATTCCAAATATCGTATGTAAACTTTTTTAAACTTTCTAGTGTTATTTCTTCATTAATATCAGAAACATCAAACCCACCTTGTCCACAAATTTCTTTTACATTATAAACTTCTTTTCCAGAAGGATCACATATTATCTCATCTTCTATTCTACATCCGTCTTGAAGTATTGAAAGTTTTACTTCAAGAAGTGGCTTATATTTATCCAAGGTTCTTTTCATTAATTCACCAAGACTTAACCTAGGGTCACCAACATCGGTTAAGTTTACTAATGAATCAACCCAAGGGCTTATATCAAAAGCAGAAGGACCTGGTATTAAAACAGGATCAACATCATCCCTTTTAGCTAATTTTATAACTTCACAAAGAAATGGTGTTATATTATCTACTGTAAAATTTTTTGGTTTTGATAAATCCGGATATTTTGATATATCAGGCAGTGATGGAATTTCACATGCGTCTGGATTTAATGGTTTACTAAAGTTACTCATAATTAATCAACATCACCTTGATGCTGTTGTATAAAAACATTTTTAAGAAACTCCATTATTGCATCTTTATCTTTGGGGGATTCATATCCCTGTAGAATTACTCTTTCACCATCCATAGTGTAACCTAAAAGAAGAAAACTACTTAAATATTCTTCAATAATACCTTTTAAAATAGTTAAATCTCTAATAACAACAGAATTTTTTCCTTCATTGGACTTCAACCATTTATCCATACTTCTTTTTAATTCAACAGCATTTAATGCATCATATAGTTTATTTTCAATATCATCTATTTTTTGTGGTGAAGATGATAAATTAGGCATTGTTGATTGTATTTGTTTTGGTTTTTTGATACTTTTTTTATTAGGAGGCATGATTAATTTCCTTTGTATGTTGATGATTTGTTATTAATATTAAATTTAATTAAATATTCAACAACAATTTCTATCGATGATGTTTTAATTCTAAAATTTTCAGGGATGTATTGACCTCCATCATAAATTTCAAAAAATTCTTCTCCCAAATAATTTTTATTATTAAAACAAGTTATTATTATTGATGTATTTGTCGGATCAACGACGATAGTCCAATTTCTAGAATCATTTTCATTATAATCTGTATATAACTTATTAGCCACATATCCACTATCCCTTAGTCTTTTAAGAAAATAACTTATTGTTGTTATCTTGGTTTTTGCCATATTGATATAATTATTACAATAATTTCACTTAACAAGTGCTGATGTTATATATTTTACATCAATAAAGTCATCTTCTTTTACATTAAAGACAAAAACCTTGTATTCATTATTTATTTTTACATTTATACTACTATTTTTTGTATAAATTAAATTTTTAAATAATTCTATGCTTATTGGTGTTGGTTGTTTAATTAAATCGCCAATATATTTGTCAGATATTTTAAATTCAACACTATCTTTATTGTATTGTGTTAAATCATTAATTTCTGCATATATAGAACCGCTATTTTCCTTGAAATATATTTTTGAAACGTCTGGTGAGAACGAATAAGCAGACATTATCTTGTTCTGACAAGGTAATGGTATGGAAAACTCTGTATCAAATTTTAAATTTGATATCTTTTTAAGACTAAAAGGCGTTTTTGACATTACACTATCATCAACCAAATGATATTTAAAATGTGTTTTATCAGGAATATCTTTTGTTTGACATTTTAAATAATTCTCATTAATTATTATTTCTATAAATTTAGAATCTAAACAATCCAAACCACATAAAAACCTTTGAATGTCTATAATATTTATTTTATGTGGTTCTTCTTGCTTCTCTGCGAGAAGACCTTTGATATAAAGAATAACTATGTTATCGGATGATGAACTTATTGAATAAATTTGATCATCTTCTATTTTTATCGTGCAACTATCACATAATCTTCCAATAGTTTTTAAAAATCTTTGAAGGAACGACTTTTCAACAGAAATACTTGTCATTTTTGATTTACTTTGTTTATATTCTGAAACACTTTTCCGAACATTCCAGTTAACTTTGCTAGGTTGTTATTAATTTTTTCCAAATTTATATTGATAGTCTTAATATCAACCTCTAAACTATTACAAGAAATAGGGTTATCAGGTGTTTGTATATTGGAAATACTTTGAGGTTGACTGTTTTGGATAGGTGGGATGCTATGAACTTGATAGTTTTGTGAAGGTTGCTCTCTATTAGACGATAGAGTCTGCGTTTGTTTAGCTCCTTTTACAAATTCATGTAAATTTATTCTATCAGCTGGAACATCTGGTCTAGATTCCATCATGGAATCTATGTTTCTCATTTTACTTTTAACCATACCAGCTAAAAGTGCTGCTTCCATTGCTTCTTCTTGTTCAGATATCATTTTATTTTTCTCCGTATTCTATTTTTACCAATGTTTCGTATGTGTTTATACTTTCTTTTTGAGAAAGTTCTACCAAATAATGTTTAATTTGTCTTTCGTTTACATGTTTTTGCAACTTTTCAGATACATTTTTTGCAATTTCTTCTATAAAAAGTGCATTTTCATACATTAATTCTGTCTGATATGCCTCATCTTGTAAATTTGTCATATTATATACAGGACTTGAACATGATTTATCTAATAAAAATATTAAATCGTCTATCCAAAACGATTTTTTAATATTAATATCATCAAATTCTACTCTAAAAAAAGCATTTCCTCTCTGATTATGAGCACCATAATCAGAAATTTCTTTTGAAGCTGGGCAAAGCGATGAATATGGTAAATTTGTTTCTAGAAAATATGTCTTTTTATTCCCTTCTAAACACAAAGTAATAGAAGAATTATACTTATATAAACATTTTTTGTCCGAGACAGGTGTTTTTTTTGTACAAAAGTATGAAAAATCAACCTTTAATTTTAAATTTTGTGTTTCAAACTCTTTTGTAAACCTGTGTTGTACATCATCAAACAACTCATCTATAGTTAAAGGTGTTTTTGATAAAAAATAATCAGATATTTTGTTAAGATTTACACCATTTGTTTTATTATTAAGTGATGTTTCGATCCTTATATGACACGGAGACATATAAGACTCTCCACTCTTGCTTAGTATTTTTACAGGTATGAACAATTCTCCACACCCAACTATAATTGGGTGTGGAGATTGATCAACTACGTTTTTAGAAACGTATAAAATATCATTTTCTTTCTTTTTTTCAGGCATGATATTAAAGATCTTTAAGAATTTCTTCAATTTTAGCATCTGCATCATCAAAATTATCTATTTCTTCTTTAACTTGCTTTTTCTCAACTACTTTTTTCTTCTCAAAGATACCAGCATTTGATTGAATTTCCACCATATTATCATAATTGTTGTCTTCATTATCGGATAATGTGTCTTGAGTATTTTGAGAACCCTTTTCAAGACCTAAAAAGTGGAAATCTAGCAATTCTTTAATCTCTTCATATGTTTTATGATTGAAAATCTTGTCCAAATCCTTAACTTGAGTGTAAATTTCGTCAATATCATCAATTCCATCAAGTTTAGAAGGAGACATGAACTTAGAACTAACATATGTTGGATATCCACCCTCATTTTGTTCAACTTTGATCTTAAAACTGCATCCATTCTCTGATAAATCAAATACTTTTGCACCGAACTCGTCAGATTCATCTCCAGAGATTGCATCAGTGATGATTTTGCTTAATTGTTTACCATATCTAAGGATTTTTACCTTTCCTTCGTTATCTGGATTAGTTGGATCCTTAATAACATAGACATTTGCAAGCCAAGATTCATTTCTTTTGATTGGTCGGGTCTTATCGATCTCTGTTTCGTTCTTTGTACGATAAATTCGTGAACGATATTCTTCAATAGGACATTTTTCGCCGTATGTTGTTGGGCAGAGAAAAGAAATCATGTTGTTTGATACATTACTCTTCCACATGTGGTGATAATAATGGAAAAATGTCCTGTCTGGTGCTTCAATATTCGGAAGAAGCCTAATAACATAGGTTTTCCCTGACTCCATTTTCATAAAATCCTTGAAATTGCTTTCAGTTGGAGCTTTTTTGTTAAGTGCATCCTTAATGGATTCGAATAGATTACTGGTGTATTTGTTCATAATTTTCAGACTGCGATATTAGTTTATTTTTTGTGTTATGTCAAATTCTTTTTGACAAAATCTTTTGTTTTAGTAACCCAAAGTATTATTTTTTCCTTTGAATTACAATTATTGAATCTTATTTTATAAGATTCAATATTCTTTATAAGATTTGGAATCCAAATATTTCTCTCGTCCTCTTGAAGCATAAAGAATTCTGCGGAAACACCAATCGATATTAAAGAATAAATGTTTATTTTTCCTTCTTTATAGTGTTTTACCCATGTGGGCATACATAAAGTTTTATGTTTTATGTATGCATCCATATTAATTCGTTCTCTTAGACAAAATGATCCTAAATATATAATACTGTTTTTTATTTCATCTAACTGAGAGTCAGGTGAGGAGTTTTCTTTGTGATCTTTGTATAAAGAAAAACATTTTATAGCTTTTCTTGATGTAAAAAATGATAATGGAGGATAATTTTCATTAGGATATACAAAAGAAAATGATTCGAAGAAAAAATTCAAATTTATATGTTTAAATTTATTAAAAAAGTTTTCTAATTTATACAAATCAATTCTAGTTGATGAATTAATGTTATCAAAATTCTTTCTCGGATTATATGGTTCACCTCTCCTAGAAAATTTTAAATAACAATTGTATATTTGTTTTTGTTTTTCGGTTATGTCGGTCACTTGTTAAATTTTGAACGAAATATTTTTTTGTAAAATCCAGGTATGTTGTCTATATATGTTTTTATAACATATTGAAAGTTATATTCTCCTAAAAGATCACAATATAACTTTTGAATTTCTTTATCTTCAATAATTAATTTTAGTAAATTAAGAAAATTTAGTTTTTTGTTCTGACAAATGCTTATAAAAGCACCAAATTTAAGTGTAATCTCCTCAAATTCGTTTACATCCAAAGAATTCGATGGATTTATTAATTTTTCTATTTGCTGATAAGATGTTATAATCATTGTGGTTTCAAATTCTTCATCATTTCCATAAAAACAGGTGTCAATTTTCCTCCTGCGGAATTTGAGTTACCACCACCTTCGCAAACTTTTTCTGCAAATAAACTGATATCAAAATTTTTAATACTTGATTTTTTTCTCATGTTTACTTTTTCTGTTTTTACATTTATAAAAAAGAATATATCTGGATCATACTTATTAATAAGACAATCAATAGCAAGTAAATTGTATTTTTCTCCTATAACAGCAATAGTATTATAATTGTTTTCTTTTATCCTCAATTCACCAAAAAATTTTTGATACGATTCTGCTAATTTACATCCTAAATATTTTTCATTATCAATTAATTTTCTTTGAGACTCTGTAAATGGTTTAAATCCTAATTTATAGTCTTCTATGAATTTAGAAAAATTACCTCTATATTCTGACCAGAACAATACATTAAGATCATAGGAATCGTTAAGTTTTAAGTCATAACAATCAAAATCATTGGCTAATGCTATTAGATATTTTTGACCTTTTGTTAAGATACTTTTTTCTTTTAAAAAAGTATTATACATCAATGATGTATTCGATGTGGTTTCTTTAAAAACTATTTTTGACGTTTTAAACTCATTTATAAATTTTTCTGATCTTTTGTGATGATCTATAAAAACAAAATTAGAGCTATCAAAATTTAAAAAAGATTCTCTTAAAGAGAAATCCATAATAAGAGTTGTCGGCTTGTTTATTGTTTTTTCATTGTACGTCATCAATCTGTCTTCAATAGTATTATTAAACAATTCTTCATATTCTATGGTTGCATCTGGCCTTGCCCATAAAAAACAAAGAAGACTTACAGCACCATCGAGATCACCATGAGTGAAAACTTTATACAATTTATTTGACATTAATATACTTATATCCATATTATTCAATATTATCCCCCAATGATGCTAACAATCCTATTGCATCAGAAACGTCACTTTTTTCATTTTTATTTGCTTTATTATTAGGAATAATAAAAGAAGTTGAGACATTATCTGGATCTTTTAACGTTAAAGTTGGATAGTCTATTTCTAATACAGTATGACAATCTCTAGGACCAAACCTGTTTTTTGTTATACCTAAATGTATTATTCCTAGTTCAACGTCTTCTTCCTCTGTCCATATCGAAAATTGAGCGTCTGCTGTGTGTGAAAGACCCATTGATTCACTTGTTGTCTCAAGCCCTGGATTCTGTTGGTTATATCCTGATCTATTGGTCTGTGTGGCTGTAATAACAGGACATCCGAATTGATAAGACATTGCTCTAACCATTTCTGTTATTTCTTTAACAGCTTCATAAGAAGACACGCCCTTTTCACTAGGGGCAATAAGATTCAAATAATCCAAAATAATAACATCGGGATTTATTCCGGACGCTATTAATTTTTCTATATATGTTTTTATATAAATGCATGAAACTGTTTTAGGAGGAAATTCTTTTATTATAAGCTTTGATTTTTTGTGTTTTATTTTATAAGAATTCAATTTATCCTTTAAGAGAACAACTTGATCAGCTAAATTGTCCATACATATTTGTGACAATTGTGAACTTATTCTTTTTGCATAAACTTGTTCAGACATTTCCATAGAAATCAAAACAACATTTTTATTTTGGTTTAAAATATTTGTTGCTATATTTCCTAAAAATATAGATTTACCAACGTTTGTTACACCGTAAAACACATACAATGCTTTTCCAGTTGCAAGGAATCCTCCACCAATTCTTTCGTCCAACCATTTCCATCCAGAAGGTATATATGTAAATGTTTTTTGTAATTCCTCACAATGTAAATCTATGTTTTCCAGATAATCAAATCCATTATCGCTTACAAGCGATATTGAACATGCTTTTTCAAAAGATTTTAAAATTTCAGAAGTGTTTATGTTACCACTTTGAATATTCAAACTGGTTTTCAAAACAGTATTAAATACTGATTTCTCCTTTAAAAATTTTTCTGTGTTCTTTGTAAGAAGTTCTTTGTTATATTTTTTATCAATATCTGAAAATCCCAAGAAAACTTCTTTTATAATTTTTCTCTTAGATTCATCAATAACATTTAATTTTAATTCAGTTGGATTTGGTATTTTTTTGTGGTTTCTGTAAAAATCACAGAGTATAGATATAAACGTCCTGTTCCTTTCATCTGAAAAGAAAGAGGGATTTAAATGTTCATATATTGATTCAAAATAAGAAATATCAAAAAAACAATTATATGTTATGACCTTCTCAAAAAGGTCATAATCAAAATCAATAGATTCTCCCATAATTATTCTTCAAGTAAAACTTTTTCCGATTTTTGTTTTAAAACAATATTTGTTTCGTTATTGAATTTAAGTTCTTTTTTTAATTTTTCTTCTAACAAGGGTAATATTTTTGTATCCCATACAGACTCGTCATCTTTCCAGTCTTTATAAAATCCTAAAGTCTCCTCACCCACAGCGTATCTATGTCCTTGTTTATAAACTATTCCATATCCTTCTGCCATCTCAAGTAGACCAGAATACTTTGATAATCCTGTTCTAAAATTAAGATACATCTCGCATTCTAAAAAGGGAGGAACAAAACGATTTTTAGTTGTTAATGCTCTCATAGTTAATCCGTTTACATCTTTTGATAGAGGTGTTACATCGTCACTAGCATTTTTATTATCAGACTTTCCTACTCTTTCTTGTTTGGTTGCCATCTGAACTAATACAGATGACATATATAGAGGACCAGAACCTCCGCTTTGACTTTTTATGAGAGTTGGATAAAGCGCACCAGGATTATCATAAATATGATTTGTAAAAACCACCGGACAATTCGCCTTTGCAGCAGAATGTGAAATTGCTCTCAGCATTGACTTAAGAGCTACTGCCCTTGCTCCCATATCAGCAGAGTCTTTTCCGTCATCAATTATTTTTGATTCTCTTGCAGAAATTAAATTCCCCAAAGAATCAATAGCAAGAAGAACCTTTCCCTGAAGACCTTTTTCGATAATAGTTTTTAAGAATTTTACAACTTGGTTTCTGCAATCTTCTATAATTTCTGTAGGACAATGTTTAATTTTTTTAGGATCACATCCTAAATTTATTGCTGTTTCTGGATCAAGAGCATTTTCTGTATCAAAATAAACAACATGCATCCCCTTCTTCTGTGCTGTTGCCATAATTTTGTTTACCATCAAAGTCTTTCCACATGCTTGAGGACCAGCAAAGCCCGTAATCCTCCCCATAGGTATTCCTCCATAAAGAGAACCAGAGATAATAGCATTAAGCGCCATACAACCAGTATCAATCCATTCACTTACTGTTGAAAGTGTATTTTCATTTAAAAATGCAGCATCTGGGTTAAGTTCATCCAGAACCTTGAAAGCATCTTCAATATAGCCAGTTTCTTCGTTTTGTTGATTTGTTTCTTTTTTTGTTTTTGCCATAATCGTTCAATGATTATAGATATTTTTTTAGTAAAAGCAAGAAACAAAAAACCCCGATTTTAGATCGGGGTTTTTTTTTGCCTTATGTCAATACCGAATCCTATTCATCGAATAATTTAATTACATCTGGACCTTTATTTTCAGTTGTCGATACACCTTGATTTGATGCTGTATAAATATTGCTCTTGTTAAAAATTTGAGAATATTGAGCCTGTAATCTGAAATCCAATGCTTCAATATCTGTGGTTGTTATTGTACTCTTGTTGTAAGAGATAACAACATCAGCTTCTTTCTCTGCTAAGAACTCCCTAAAAAACAAAGGAAATAGTTGAATAGACATTCTATTATCCGGTGTGGGAACTGTGGATAATACCACAGGATTCTTAATTTTTAATGTTGTTTCGTTTTCAGATGAAAACTCTCCAAGAATTGCTCTTCCTACATAATCTAGAAAGACCGTTAGTTTTTTGTTTGTATCACTCATGTTAGACTTTATATCTTATATAATACTATGAAAAAATCAAGATTTTTTTTATTATTCATCAGAATTTTCTGAAAAAAGTAAAGTTATATCTGTTTCGTAATTACATGTAAGAGATGGAAAATTCCACCCTATGCATGAATAAATTCTTTCTAGTGGAGGAGATACTGTTTTTTTAAACATTTTTTCGTAATCAGGAACAATATCTTTTTTTATTTCTTCTGGAAAAACTTCATTATAAGAAATAACACTTATGTTGTATTTGTTTTTGGAAACATAAAAAATTTTAACCTTATTTCCACTAGAAATTTTTTCATATAAATGTTCTATGTTATAACTTTTTAAAAGATTGTTAAAGTATATTGATGCTTTTACATGATTAGGAGTTGCTTTAGGTGTTTTAAACCCAACTGTTCTAGATTCATATTTTGCAATATCTGTAATTTTTTTTCTTGTAGAAATTAAATTTATATCCATCTCTAAAAATTTCTTATATGATTCTATAAAAATATTATCAGATTCTTTTTTATCTTCTGATAAAACAATTGATTCAACAACGTTTCTAATCAAATCTTTAACTTCATTTGACATTGTTGATTTAGCCAACTCCACTCCTTTATATATAAATTGTTTTTTTGGTTTTGTTCCTTCTTTATCAATTACATGAAGAATATACATTTTCTTCTCAAGAAACAACCCTTTATCACAAATTGTTTCTCTTTTAAAAACAAACCTCGGATCTATTGAGTTATGTTTTTGTTTTGACCAAATTATAATTTCTTTATTTAATTTTTGATCAATTTCATCTATTATTTGTTTGGCTAAAGGAGTTACTTCTTTTTTATCGTCCAACAATACTGCTTTTTCTTTATTTAATAAAGGATCTATTGTAAAAAAAATACTATCCGTATCAGAATACAGATATACATTACTTTTTTCTCCATCAAATCCTCTTTCTTTCATGTAATCATAAACAATATCGGATGCTTTTTTGATTACAGATTGACCAGTCATTGTTACACTAGCCGAATGGTCAATATCATAAAGAGGAGAAAATTTTTGAGCAAAAGTTCCATAAATAGAATTCAAAACAAGTTTATAAACGTTTTGTTGAGTGTCCAAATCTTGAATTTTTTGTTTAATTTTTTGTTTTTCTACTTTATCACTTATAGATGAAAGTTGTTTTTGATATTTTTGCATTTCATCTTTAGCATCGACTCTTTGTTTATACAACTTATCAATATAAGATGGTACTACACCCTTTGTTTTTTGTGTGTACATGACATCATAATCCGAAATACATATTTTTTCTTTATCAATAAATTTTAAAAACTTTTCCTTTGATAAAGAAATTATTTTACCATTAATTAAAAATAATTTATATTCGTCGTCTGTTTTTTCTAAAATTTTTCCAATTTTAGTTTCAGGTGATATATTTAAAGTTATGATAGTGTTTGGATATAGACTATTAGCATCATAACTGACTAATGATTTTTGTAACCCTCTTTCGGGATCATGTACATAACCTCCAATATAATCTTGTTTTTCGTGATCTGACTTGAATGTGGGAATCATTTTTCCCTGTAACAATGCTTCATGTGCTATTGCACCTGTAATCATGGAAACCTTTCCTGTTGCTTTTTCAAAAGGGATAAACCCTTTATATGATAAGTTTCTTACCAAATCCAAATACTTCAATGTTTCTTCCAGTTTTACGAGAAGTCTTACGTCTTGAATATTATATTTTACAAAAGTATCCCAATCTGAATCAGCCAATGCAGCTAAATTACCTGTTCCGAAATCAATTTTTCCTTCTTTTAGTTCTTTCTCAGCAATAAAATTCAGACTATATGACTCAGAATCGCCTCTAGAAAAGGCTTTATAGATAATCATATAATCCAAATTAGAAACTCCAGAAATATACCACTTATCAAATGGTTTGTTATACTTGTTTATAACAACACCTTCTCTACAATAAACATTTTGAATAGGAGAAAGTCTATTGTATTCATCTCCTTTAAACTGTTTTATTCTATTAATAAGATATGGAACATCGAATGTTTCTGTATTCCATCCACACATTATATCTGGCGGATCTTTTTCCCAAAATTGAAGAAATTTTTCAATTAATTCGTATTCGTTCTCACAAAAATAATAAATTTCATTTGATTCCTTTGAATCATACTCTTTTGTACCCCAACTATAATACTTCTTTTTTAAAGAATCATATATGGTTATTAAATTTATAGGGTCTTCTGCTTGAGAAGGTTCCGGAAATTTTTCTGGGCTAAAAGTTTCAATATCCCAAAAATATATTTTCAAAGGAAAGCCTGATAAATCTTTTGTTTTTTGATCTTCTCTGAATGTATTGATCAAAAAATCTTGTTCTACATTTAAATTTTGAAAAATTCTTTTTATTGGTGTTTCATTTACAAATTTATTTCTATAATAATTGTTTTTGAATGTAAGTTTTTTTAATTTTGTATTAAAAATAGAAATTCCATCAGTTTTTTCATTACTTTCAATATATAAACTAGGTTCGTAGGATGTTTCGATTTTTATTCTATTACCATCCTCATCCCAAGTCCAAAGATTAATGCATCCGTCTTTATTATTAAATGCTACGTTTCGATAAGCCATGAGTTGGCTTATATTATCTGATCTTTATTTAGTAAAGTCAAGTTAGGATATTTCTCATTTCTCTCTTTTGACCCCCATCCAGTCAAATAAAGCCCCTCATATAGATCCATATGATCCTCTAACCACATTGTTTCTGCAAAGTCTCTGGCTTTCTTTGATTCTTTCATATAAACATTAACATCGGATGTTAAATGTTCCAACATACCTATCAAATCTCTTCCTGTTTTAAATTTGTTTTGAGATAATTCATAGGTGCATAGGTCTTGGTATGCACCAGGCAGACCAAGAGCACCAGCTTCTATCATTTTAATATTACTCTTTGATTTATTAAAAATATTATCAACCAAAGGAGCAAAAGTAACATTACAATTTGCATCTACTAGACCTTGTGGGTACTCTGGTAACACCGACCAGTCTAAATATTCCATTTCTCCATTGTCAATAAATGGTTTTACTGCCAATGGGTAACATCCCTTCCAAACAAACTTAAATTTCTTTCTTGCTTTGATAATTTCATCAACTACATGACCGAAATCGTCTTTCATCCCCGTTCTATTCAAAACATCTATATGTGTACCTGATCCAGAATAAAGAACTCTTGGTCTTTTCCTGTTCTTCTCGAAGTTTTTGAGAAGTTTTTGAGAGTCGTACATTCTATCAAGCCAAAATTTTGGCGCGTAATTAGGAATAACTGTTATATTCTTATTTCCTGTTTTTTCTATATAATAATCTTTCATGAATTGACAAGTTACAGTCATTTCATCCATCATTCCTATGATTTCTAAAATATTTTTTACAATTTTTTCATCATTAAATGCGTCCTTGCATCTATTGTAATCAGGAATATCTTCTCTAAAAACAATATCATCAACTTCATAAATAAGTCTAAGATCAATATCTTTTTTAATTTTGTTAAGTTCTTTGATAAATGATAATTGATGTTCAGTTGCTTGTCTCTGGAATCTAACAGCTTTTAGAGATTGATAAAACCTGACATCTAAAATCATTTGTGTCATTCCAGAACAAACTGCTTTTTGATAAAAATTTAAAAGATATTCTGGCCATATCATTCTCCAGAATCCACATCCACCATAGTCAGCATAATAATTTAAGACTCTAGGAAGACTGGATTCTGGCATTTCAATTGGTGCTGGTGTAGGAATCTTTATAGGGAAAAGATGAACATAGAAATAATTTAATAAATTATTTTGAGTCCCAACAGGAGGAAACGGGATTTCTTTTTTAACAACATTAAATCCATATGTAACTCTTCTATCAGAATTTTCTTCTTTTTTTATTTTTAAAGCCATAATTGTGATATATTATATCAAGTAATTTATAAAAATCAAATTACTATTCTTGTTTTCCCGTTTATTTTTTCCAAAGTTATAACATTATCTATATTGTTTTTAGAAACAGAAGGATTGTGTGAAATAATATATATGGACTCTTTGTATTTTTCGGATTTTTCTTTTAAAATCTCCAATACTTTGTTTGTTCCTACTTCATCCAATGCTGAATCAAACAGTTCATCATACATATTAAGAGAATAATATATACCAGACTGTGATTTAAGTATGTCTTGAAATGTAAAAAGTATTGCAATATCTATTCTTTTTCTTTCTCCTCCACTAAAGTTAAAATAAGAGCATTCTTTTTTGTTCTCATTTATAATTGTTTCGTCAAAATATTCATCAAAGGTGCATGTACAGGGTGCTTCTAATCTTTTTAAATAAAAATTCAATTTATTATTGAAGAAAACGAGAAGTTTTTTCATAATATGTGTTTTAACACCTTCCTCTGAAACGATAAGTTTTGAATTTTCTAGAATATTCAGTGTTTTTTGTTGATTTGTAAGTTTTTCCTCTAATTCTTTTACAGATTCTTCTATTTCTTTTATTTTTTCTTCTGTATGATCTTTTTCTTCTAATAGATTGTCTATAGATTCTTGAATTTCTAAATTTTTATCATTAATTGTAGAGTTTTCTTTTATTAAAACATCTATATTTGTTATTTTTTGATTTAATGTTTTATATAGATCGTTCAATTCTCTTTGTTTTTTGATAAAAATATTTTTTTCATTTGAAATTTCGTGTCTTTGTTTTGAAATATTATCAAATTCTTGTTTTTTTATGTTTTTATCACCAGATAATTGATTCAAATGTTCTTCTATAGAAGAATCATCCTCATCTGAAAGTTTTTTCTTACATGTTGGGCATATTCCTGTTTTATTCTTTAATGATTTTATCTGTTTTTCTATATTTTCAATTTCAGTATGAAATATTGCTTCTTTTTTAGAATATTCTAATAAAGAATCAGATGTTTTTGATATTTTTTCTTCTATCTTTTGAATAGCTTCTTCAGTTTTCTTTAAAGATTCTTGTAATTTAATTTTTGTGTCTAAGAGCGTTTGGTTTTGATTTGTTTTTAGCCTTTCCTCATTATCTTTTATTTTATTTTTTAAAGTTTCAATTTTTTGATCCTTTATTTGTTGATTTTTTATCCTTTGATCTCTGAAGAATGAGATTGTCTTTTGTTTTTCTGAAAAAAGACTAGAGGAAATATCATATTCTTTTTTTAGGTCATTGTAATCCTGCCTAACATTAGAAAGCATCTCACTAAAAACGTTTATTTGAAGAATGCTTTCAATAAATTTTCTTTTTTCCACTTTCTTCTGAGCCATGAATGGAATAGTATTGTCTAATGACATTATTACAGAGTTTCTAAACAACTCTTCATTTGCTCCTATAAGCTCTCCAATAGCTTCATCTGTTTTTTGAATAGTAGAGTAGGTTGTGTCTACTTCTTTCTTGTACAAATGAACTTTGCTTGGGTTTAAACTTCTTTCTATTTTGTATTCTATGGGATTACCATCCAATGATGTCAATTCAAATTCCAATTCAACCAAACAAGTTTCTTTAGAATGATTGTGAACAATTTTGTCTTTTTTGATATCTCTTATAGTATTTCCAAAGATAACCCAATATAAGGCATCTAAGATAGTAGTTTTACCACAACCATTTTTACTTTCCTTGTCTTTGTTTATCCCTGTAATCAGAGTAATCCCATTTTCAAACTTTAAATATAGTTTTTCTTCTCCTACAGACAAAAAATTTTGAATAGAAAGAGTTTTAAATTTTATTTTTTTCACTATATAATTAATTTTTTACATTTAGTATCATATAACTAGAACAACTATCTTCGGTAGTTAATAATAAATTTAAATTAAACTGTTTAACAAAAGAATTAACAGCGTCTACACATCCTTGAAATCTTGGTGTATAATCATGTCCTAATATATAACCATTATTCTTAACCTTTAGCCTTGATAACATCAAATCCGCATACACACCTTCATATGTATGATCTGCATCTATATAAACAAAATCTAAATAATTGTCATTTAGTGAGTTTAAAAAATTAATAGTGGTGTCTTTAATAACTTTAACATTATTGATGTTTTTGTAATCTTCTAACAATTTATTATATGAATCTTCCAGAAGAATTGTCTTCATATTATCTCCATTTTTGTCACCAGAACACATTTCTCCTTTAAAAATATCAACCAAAAATAAAATCGAAGGTTTTATTTTATTTAAAATAATTTTACTAAACTCACCCTCAAATACACCTAACTCCGCTCCTATTAAATTATTAGGTAATAAACTTAACATTTCTTCTCTAGTTTTCATAAAAATTTTGTCAAAAGTAATTTAGCTTTATCTATCTTAGATTGTCCATTACAATAATTTCCTAATAAATGGATAATCTTTGCATCTTGA